GAGGCTGCCCTGCGTGGTTACCGTCGAGAACGTGAACGGCGCACCCGTCTGGCCGTTGGACAGACAGCAGAAGGACGTATACGTCGCACTGGGGACCGTGCTCACTCCCGGATTCGGCGGCACGATAAAGCGCTCTCGAATTGTCGCACTGTTCGCTTCAGCACTCGTGAAGACATAATTGTACTTCCGAGACTGGGGCGGAGGCGTCGTGTGGTAGGTTGCTGCGACGATCTGCCGCTTTCGCCGAGTCAGCCAATCCTGCGCAGAGTTGACCTGCATTTGTGATTTATAGGAGAGAATCATCTACTACCCAAAGATGCGGTTTGTCCTCGTCAGCACTCACACAGATCAGACCACGGGGTATGCGAAGGTTGCCTACAATATGCTGCGCCAGCTTGCCACTCTGGCTCCCAAGGTGAAGACGTATCACTTTGGATTCCAGCGCCATCCGAATCGCCCGAACTTCCGCAAGTGCCCCGAGGGCATCGTCCAGTACGATGCGGCGGCGAACGAGGATCCCAAGGAGGAGGGCTTCGGCTTCAACAAGATCCACGAGTATCTCGAGATGGTGGGTCCTGACGTGGTCATGATCTACAACGACCCGCTCATCATCTACAAGTTCATTGAGTCGATGAAGCACGAGCGTGGCAAGTCGCCCTACAAGCTGTGGATCTACGTCGATCAGGTCTACCACGGCATTGCGCAGCCTCTGATGGATGCCATCAAGGAGCACGCCGACCGAGTGTATGCCTTCTCTCCTTACTGGAAGAAGGCGCTCAAGAACTATGGCGACGAGCTGTCCAGTGCTTCCGTTCTCGAGCATGCAGTCGACCCACTCATGTTCACGTCGATGGCTCCCGCCGATCGTTCGGCTCTGCGGACGAACATGAACATTCCCCAGAATGCCGCCATCTTCCTGAACGTCAACCGGAACAGCCAGCGCAAGCGTCTCGATCTCACCCTTCAGGGCTTCGTGCGGCTTCTCAAGCGGGAGACCGACCGGCCGTACTATCTCATCATGGCCACGAACCTCTCGGCACAGGGCGGTGCCTACTATGATATGTCTCGGATCTATGCGACCGAGCTTGCAAAGGCGGAGCTCAATCCGCAGACGTATGCGCCTCGTCTCATGCTCATCGATACGGCGCCGCCGAATGTCCTAGCCGACGAGGGCATCAACCAGCTCTACAACGTCGCCGATATTGGTATCAATACCTCAGACGGTGAGGGGTTCGGTCTCTGCCAGCTGGAGCATCTCTACGTAGGTGCGCCGCAGGTTGTCACGGACGTGGGCGCCTATCGTGACTTCCTCAATGAGGGTGTGGCTTCGTTCATCCAGCCCGACTATGATATCTATTTTGCGGGAGGCATGCCGCTGGGTGGTTATGTACCGGTCTTCAATCCCGAGAAGGTTGCGGATGCGATGCAGGAGGCCGTTCAGAGCCTGCCCCAGAAGCGGGAGGCGATCAAGAACTTTCCGTTCAAGAGCTGGTCTCGGGTCTGCGATGGTCTGCTCGAGGATCTGCTGAACTTCACGGGATAATCCAGCGAATCTGAGTGGGCGAAGTTTTAATACCCAACCGCAGGAGTCGCTGCTCATCGGAATAGGCAGGACCGTCAAACACCTCGTTGGTCTCGGGGTCAACATAGAAGACCATTCCCTTAATCAGGACTTTCTGAAGCCGACGACGCTTCCGAGTCATGTTCATTAGATACGTTGAATCGATGTCGTCGTTCTTGATACTCGGGCGGTAGGCAAGATCTTCTCCTGTCACCGTCGTATCAAACCGCATACACGTAATCACGGGCGTTTCCCGACTATGAAGTCTCCGATGGACTTCGCAGTCGACGGCCGCTTGCTTGAGCAGAACCGAGATGCGACCGTTGATCTTGTCCTTTTCGTAGGTCACGTTGTACAGATACTCGTCTGTGCTCATGAACGTCTCGACGGGAGGATCACCTTCGTAACGCTTGAGTCCCGTATCCGCACGGCGAATCGGTACGACGTTGTTCGAACCCTCCGTGGACTTGCTCTGGGCTTCCGTAAAGACCGACACATAGAAGCTCACCTTGACCGTCCGTTCCGCCATCGGCAGCTTCGCATGCGAGCAGATACGAATCGCACGACCGATGACTTGGTCATGACGAGACGGCGTCCAGTGCGGTTCCATGATGTGAACATGCCGCACATTGGCCAGCGTGATGCCTTCCGCACCTGCCGACGTTGCCATCATGAGACAGAGGAGTCGAGCACCCCGACCTTCGACTGACGCCTTGAGACTGGGTGGCATCGAGTCCTCATAGTTGTTGTTGAAGATCTGTCGCATGTATTCACGGACTTCGGCATTGGAACCCGTCCGCTTGACAGCGTCTCCTGTCCCAGTGGCCTCGCCACCTGTGAACAGCGCATATGCGGGCTTTTCGGGATCCATGGTCGGATCCTCGACCCACTGTCCGTTCTCTTGGACAATGCGATACGGCTGCCATCCATTCGCATCGAGAATCGCCGTGAAGACACCGATGCCCTCCAGAGACTTGTACTGCGAATACAGGAACTGATTGTTCCACCGCCCACGTTCACCCAGAGAGGCTTGCATATTCTTCAGGATCTTGAGCATCTTGGGACTGAAGGTTGCCAGTGCCCGTTCAGACAGGTAGCGCTCGGGTTCGTCACGCAGACGAGCAAGGATTTCGCCCTTGTCGGGAGCAGCGTTCTCGCTGGTTGCTTCCTGATTGTCCTTCCGCAGGTCGGGCGGAATGGCGTAGTTGCATGCCAGTCGAGAGTTCACACGGAACGAGCCCATATCCTCATCCAGTCGAGCACGCTGACGGCGGCTCGCATCTGCCTTGAGCTCATTCCAGCGGATCTGGAGGTAGTTGTTGAACTGCTCGGTGGACATCTCGATCTTCTCCAGCATGCTCTCGTCATCCACACGGCGAGGAATCAGACGCTCATCGGCGCCCTTGAAGTAGGAAACCAGACCCTGAATCCGGCGCTGGAACATCAGCGGGTTCTTGATGTTCAGACCATCGAGGAACATCTTCTCGAACTCGTCGTAATCGCTGGGCAGGCACTCGAGCATCTCCGTGTTGACTCGCTCAACATCCAGTTCGCCACCGCCAATGTCCGTCTCGAACTTGGACTTCCAAGACTTGACCCAGTCCAGAGCAACGGGAGGCGACACCATGTCCTTCACATACTGAACCGCAGTACGCTCTCCCCGTTCGTTGTACACGCTGCGGAAGTTGGGAGGATTGCGAGTGAGCAGCAGATACTTCTTGATGGTGTTGAACTCGATGGTGTCCATGTCGGGAACCGCCTTCAGAGCCGTCTTGAACTTCTCCTCGTCCCACGTCGGCGCTTCCTTGAACGGAACGACAATGCGCTCAATCGGGCCCCGCAGAAGGTTCATCAGGAAAGCGATCTCGTGCGGGCTGTTGACGACCGGCGTACCCGACAGGCAGACCACCTTGCAGCTCTTGGCTTCGTAGATCTTCTTGTAGAGCTGGTAGCCGATGTCCGACTTGTTGGACACCGCACGGACGAAGTTGTGCGCCTCGTCGATGATCACCACCGAGTTGTCGTAGGGGTTCGGACCCTCTTCGGGAGCATACTTGTTGATGTTCGCCCGAGAGAGACCGTTGTAGCGGATGAACCGGAAGCGAGAATCAATCACCGCTTCGATCTGCGCCGCAATGACGTCCTTCACCGGCGGCGGCAGAGTGTCCCAGTTCGGTTCACGGTCAGGCACCGTGGCAAAGAAGTATCCCGTCCGGTCGAGGAACCCTTCGGGAATTCCAAGGCGAATCGCAGCGCCTCGAGACTCCTCGCTCAGGTCCTGCCGAACCCAGTGCTGGGAGAAGGCGTAAATCGGGTCACCGCACTTGCGGATCTCGCCTCGGTAGTTCGTCTCGAGTGATGCGGGAAGCATGATGTAGACCTTCTGGGTGCTCAGCAGTGACTCGGCCACGGCAATCGATGAGCACGTCTTGCCAGAACCGAGACCGTGGTACAGCAGAAGACCCCGATACGGCGTCTCAATCAGCAGATAGTCTCGAACGAGCTTCTGATAGGGAAAGAGCTCTCGAGTGTTCCGTGACCGAGGAATGCAGAGATCCACGTCGGCTTCTTCGACCGACAGCGGATCGACATCACCCTTGCGGTAATTCGACCGCAGGAACATGCGTGTGATCGCATCGGCAAATGCCTTGCGGTTCGGTAAAACGTAAGGCTTGGACATTGTTTCTTCACGGCAAATCTTTACACCCCAACTAACAATGGTACGGAAAAACCATCGTATCTGGATGGTGACCATCTACATGTTCCTGATGGCGGCGTTCCTCTATCTGAAGCCGTCCATTGCCTTTGGTCGTGAGGGGCGGATTCGCCCCTTCGGGACCCAGGATCGGGAAGCCACCGTCTTTCCCCTCTGGTGGTGGGTGTTTGTCATCGCAGCGGTTTCGTACATGATTACCATCTATCTCGCAGGGTTCCGAGTCTAATCAGCCTCGTAGCTCTGCAGGATCACCTTCAGTTGGTCGAGCATTCCTCTGCGCTCGACGTAATGCGGACGGATAAGGGCGTTCGCCTCGCCAATCGTCTTCCACGCAATTCCGGAGATCTCTCTCCGTTGCATGGGAGTGAACTTCTGCTTGAGATCAATCAGTCCCGGCTGCTTCAGAAGGGCAACGTAATAGACGTGTCGATAGAGAATTCCGTTGAGACCTGTGAAGGTCTCTTCAAGAGCGATGTTCTTCAGAACCGTGAAGGCATTGCGAGGAATGTTCGTCTCTTCGGCAAACTCACGCAGAGCACAGTCTAGATCCGATTCGCCTCGAGCTCTTCGTCCCTTTGGAAACCCCCATTCGGGCTCCGTGTATTCCGAAAGGTTGTCTCGAACCAGCCCATAGCGATCGAGTTGATTGAACTTCTCTCGAGAGATAGCGAAGTCCGAAGACATGCGATCGTCTCCCCAGAGATTGCGCCACAGTGTCTCGAACCCCTCGGACGCAACATTCGCCTGTTCCTTGAGCGTCATGTTCTTGATGAGTCGAGACACGTAGTCCTGATTCTCGAATTCGTACTTGCCTCGCATGAACTCGGCAAAACTCATGCTGTCCTTGCGCCGAATCATCAGGACATTGACGTCGTCGGGACTCACGGGGAGACTTGGTTTGTCGATCAGCAGAATTCCACATGACAAAACAGGATCTGTACACGATCGAAAGAGATGACCTTTTCCACCGCAATTGTTGCAGTACATTGAAGATGTGTTCGACTGACCGGACGAGGTCCGTTTTTCCATTAGCTCTAGTCAAGACATTCACAAGAAAGTCCCTTCCTTAAACAATAAGAATGGACACTGCGAGTGCTCCTCAGCCGAGTTCGAGAAGTTGGCTAACGTATGGAGTCGGGGCCATTGCCCTGCTGTTTGTCTCGTATCTCATCTACGCTTGGATTCGGTCGTCGTCGGGAAAGCCTCTTCCGTCTCTGTTCGGATCGGGCGTCCCTGCGTCGCAGGACCAGATGCCGGCCGCCGTGGACGGAAAGCAGCGCACGGTGATCTCTGCAGCGACTGCGCCGATCGGTCAGGGTGCAGATTACGGCATCCAGTTCTGGATGTACATCAAGGACTGGGACTACAAGTTCGGTCAGGCCAAGGACGTCGTGAAGCGCATTTCGGGGAACAACAACTCGATCTTCAACCCCCGCATCACGCTCCACCCGACCGACAACAGTCTTCAGGTCGCCGTGAAGTACTTCAGCCAGAGCACGTCGAGCACGGCGTCGGGTAGCACGAACTCGTCGGGCGACGTCTTCACCTGCACGGTGGAGAACGTGCCGCTTCAGGCATGGTTCTCGGTGTCCGTGACGCTGTTCGACCGCAACATGGACATCTACATCAACGGCCGCCTAGTCAAGTCCTGTGTCATCCCAGGCGTCCCGAGACCCGCATCGGGTGACATCATCGTCAATGACAGCGGTGGCTTCTCGGGCTCGATCTGCAATCTGCGGACGTTCGGCGGCATGCTCAACCCGTCGGATGCGCAGGCGTTCTTCGGCTCGGGCACGAGCTGCGGCGTGGCGGGCATGAAGCAGTCCGACGACTCGAACTTTGCGAAGATCTTCGGGTATACCTTCCGCTTTGCCGTGCTCGATTACAAGGGCTCGGAAGTTAACAACTATACATTTTAAGACCATGGTGTAAGAATCCTACAATGCGCATCCTTCTGAAGTGTCCGACTCGGACTCGCCCCCAGCGAGTGATCCAAACGCTTCAGAAATACATTCAGCTGGCCAATCAACCCAATCTTCTTGGAATCGCCGTGTCCTGTGACGTGGACGACGAATCCATGACCCGCAATCTCATTCAGGACGAGCTCCGGTCTCTGTTTCGCCGTGTAGGCTGGGGACAGGTCTACTACAGCAACAACCGCTCGAAGATTCAGGCGTGCAATGCCGACATGGAGAAGGTCGACTATCCGTGGGACATTGTCGTTCTCGTGTCCGATGACATGATCCCCGTCGTCAAGGGATACGACGATATCATCCGCAACCACATGTTCTCTCGGTTCCCCGACACAATGGGGATTCTCTGGTTCAACGACGGCTGCCAAGGAGACAAGTTCAATACGCTCTGTGTCTACGGGCGCAAGTTCTACGAGTGGCAGGGCTATATCTATCACCCCGACTACAAGAGCCTCTTCTGTGACACGGAGCTTACCGATCTCTGCCGCACGCAACACAATGAAATCTGCCTCTACGTGCCGTACTGCATCATTCGCCACGAGCATCCGGGCACTGGATTTGCCGACCGAATGGACGGCCTCTACGCTGTCAATCAGCGTTTCTGGACTCAAGACATGTACACCTATATCTCTCGCAAGCGCTACGAGTACGACTGGTCTGTTCTGATTCCGACCATCGTGGGGCGTGAGGCCAGTCTCCGCACTCTTCTCGAGTCCATCCGAGAGAAGATCGGTCGCATTGCCCCTCACCTAGACGTAGAATACTGCATCGACCTCGACAACCGAGAGGCGAGTGTCGGGGCGAAGCGTGAGAAGCTGCTTCAGAACGCCAAGGGCAAGTACATGTCCTTCATCGATGACGACGACAATATCACCGATGCCTATATCGAGGACTTAGTCGCCACGATTCAGGGTCAGCACCACGTCATGCGGCTGCGAGGGGACATCCGGCCCTACTCTTTCACTCACAGCATCGAGAACAAGCTGACGGATATGATGGCACGGGGAGACGTCTTCATTCGTCCTCCCAACCATCTGAATCCGATGATGACGGACGTCGCCAAGCTGATTCACTTTGGAGATGCCGTTCGGGGAGAGGATCTCGATTGGACGATTCGTCTGGCTCGGGCAGGATACCTGACGAACGAGTATCAGAGCGATCCCTCTCGGATTCATTATCTCTACGATCTGCGAGGCAAGCTGGTAAGCCCGCAGACTCTCGATCTTCAGCGCACGACCTCGTACGAGACGATGCTGGGTATGATTTGGACTCCTCGTGGAGCGCAGGCACCTGAAAGCCTTCGGGGTCGAACGACAGGCGGACTGCGCCTTGGTCCGAGAGGCTTTGTTTCTGCGTAATCAACAATGACGGTGTGGAATTGGTTGCTTATTGCCGCTGCAATCGGGCTTCTCGCCTATTTTGTCTTCTTCTTCACGTCCACGAAGCAGGATGGCTATCTGGTAGTCGACGGATCTATACTGGGTAGCAAGGCGTTCACGTCTCCGGTGGGTCTGCCTCGGTCGTTCAACGAAAAGGAAGGAGCTGTCTACTCGTGGACAGGCTGGGTTCACGTGAAGAATTTTGCAGAGGGATTCGGTCTGCGGCGCCGCATCTTCTCGAAGGGTGATGCTCCGGGGCTCTACATCGACAGCACGTCGAACTCGTTTGTCGTGGTCGTGAAGACCTACGGGTCGACCGAGACCATTCTGGTGTCCAACATCCCTGCGATGAAGTGGATTCACTTCGGACTCGTAGTCGATCAGACGGCCGTGAGCATCTACATCAACGGCACGCTGCGGATCTACCATACGCTGACCAATCTCCCGAAGCCCAACGAGGACAAGGTTGTGTTTGGCACGGGTTGGAACGGCGTGGTTGGCAACGTGCGCTACTACCCGAAGGCCCTGACGAATGCGGACATGTTCCTCAAGTCGAATGAAGCGCCTCCTCCTGACCTCGTCAAGACCCCTGCATCGGGTTCCTACTTCGACATGTCTTGGTACACGGGTCGCTTATAATCTGGAGTATCAGCAAATGAGCGCAGGTGGGCAGCGTGGTATTGACATCTCGGGAGTGACGTCCCTCCGAATCCAACATGCGTCCGATGCGACCAAGAGAACACAGGTGCGGCTGGTATACCAAACCTTTGCCTCCACGACAGGTGCGAATGCATATCGGAACTGGGTTCCGAATGCCAACGGGTCTCTCATCGAATTCCTTCAGGGCGTCAAGGATTGCTCTTCGGGCTGCGTGGGTCTCCCCCAGATCCAGTGGAACCTTAATAGGAGCTTTCAATTCTAGCCTTGCGGGTCTTGCGTAGATCATCCTTGGCCTTCTTGCGCCGAGTCGCAGTATCCCGAGGGTTGTAGGTAAAGAAGAACTTCAAGAAATCAACTGAACCCTTGTTTTTGGAAAGCTTTTCGTAGAGAACGGCTTTCTGTTTGCGAATGTCCGTCAACGTCTCTTGAGTTCCCAGACAATCTGTGGGGGTCAAGAGCTCGTAACGCCGCTTTTCCTTGCTGTTCGCCAAGTCAACCAGCCTCTGCGCCACGCAGAGCAGGTGAGTGATATCGCCTTCCGTAGCCCCCGCATAGAGATAGGCGAGGAAGTACTGGAGCAGCGTGGGAATACTCGCCACTCGGATACCGTTCTTCATCTCGTGATAGCTGTGGCAAGCGACCGTCTCGTGCATGCGCAGAATGATCTTGCCCTCGTCGTTGGCGATGTCGACATACTGCGGCATGATGTCTGTGCCCGGTGTCTTGCGATAGTCCTTGCCTGCCGCAAGCTTCTCGATCGTTTCGGCATCCGCCAGAACCGTCACCGGAGCATACCAGTTCATCTTCTTCGACTTCTCATGGATCTGCGACGCAGTGATTCCCAGCAGAACAACGGGTTCCTTCTTCAGAACCTTCTCCACGAACGCTTGGTCCTGCTTGTCCATCGCAGTCGGCTCGTCGGAGACACCTGGGCACTGCATGGGGTAGTGCTTGTTGAGGAGATCAAGCCGCTTGTAGACCTTCGTCCACCGAGACACATCGCCCTTGGGACGAGACAGCTCAAGGTACGCCGACATACGCAGGAAGTTCGGGGTTACGTAGTGAATCCCGTCCCGAGTCACATTCTCCTTCCAGAGCTTGTCGAAGATAGGCTTATCCAGATGGGTAATATCCGCCACGCCCTCAAAGTCCGAGAAGACCTTGAATGTCCCTAGGTGGACTCCCGGCTTGACCTCGATGTTCTTGATGCCCGCCGCTGCCAGCTTGTCAGCAAGCTTCATAGCGTGTTCCTGCGGGGTCTTGCTGAAGAAGTCGTAGTCGGGAATGTCGTACACGGGATCGTAGAACCGGTCTTCAGGAGGAAGCAGATTGTTGATCGCCGTGCCACCGTAGCACATCACCTCATTGTCCTTGATGAAGTCTCGAACGATGGTGAGACTCACTCGGACGATAGGGTCAGCAGCCGCCTTCTTATCGTTCTCAAGTTGGAGTTTCTCGACGACGGCTTCAATATCATCCATTGTATTCAGCACAGAAAACGAAAGTCTTGGGGTTTTCTTCTTGGGAGGCAGCAAGATGCCGAAGCGCTACAACCTTCGCAAGCGTCCCGCCCCCGGTGCGGTTCAGTGGGTCGAGGATGATACCCTGAAGGATAAGGAAGACGATTCGGAGGACGAGGACTATGTCGCCCCGTCCAAGTCGGAGGAGGATGTCGACACGACCCTCGAAGACGAGTCCGAGAACGAGGAGGAAGCCGAGGAGGAGTCCGAAGAGGAGGCGCCGAAGACCATCACCATCCCCATCACGAAGCACGGGTATGTCAAGATTGAGATTGACAACCGAGGCTACAAGCCCGAGGAGGCCGAAGAGGACGAGGACGGCGAGGACGAGGACGACGAGGATGAGGATGAGGATGACGGCTTCATTGGCTACCTCATGAACAAGTATGTTCCCAGCCGCAAGGTCAGAGGAAGCAAGCGCCGCCACGACGATGACGAGGAGCCCGCCCTCAGTCTCAACGACGAGGAGCAGGAATACTTCGAGGAGCTGCCCAAGAGCAAGCGTCGCAAGCTGTCCAAGAAGATGAATGAGCTCGCCAAGCTGGTCAAGGACGGCGACGTCCCCTACAAGTTCCGTGTCCTCGAGCTTCCGGTGTCCGACTCGGTCAAGGCGACTGTCATCAAGAAGATCGACATGCTCAACGAGATGGGACCCGATGCGGGCGAGAGCTTCAAGCTGCGGACGTGGGTCGATGGGTTCCTCCGAGTGCCGTTCGGCCAGCACGTGCCTCTGCCCGTGAAGCTGGACGATGGACTCAAGCCGTGTGCCGAGTTCCTTGCCGATACTCGTAAGACGCTGGACAAAGCGGTCTACGGTATGCAGGGAGCCAAGACCCAGATCATGCAGATTCTGGCGCAGTGGATCAGCAATCCGGAGTCGGTCGGCAACGTCATCGCTCTCAAGGGTCCGATGGGTGTGGGCAAGACGAGCTTCGCCAAGCATGGCGTGGCTGCGGTGCTGAAGCGGCCGTTCGAGTTCTTCAGTCTGGGTGGAGCAGCGGACAGCTCCAACTTTGTGGGACATAGCTACACGTACGAGGGCTCGACATGGGGTCGGATTGCCGACAGTCTCATGGCCGCCCGTTGCATGAATCCGGTGATGTATTTCGATGAGCTCGACAAGGTCTCGACAACCGCCCACGGCGAGGAGATTGTCTCGATGCTGATTCATCTGACCGATCGGTCGCAGAACACCCAGTTCCATGACCGGTATTTCGCGGGAGTTGACTTCGACCTCTCGCAAGTGCTGTTCGTGTTCTCCTTCAACGACGAGTCCAAGGTCCACCCGGTTCTGCGTGACCGGATGCAGGTGATCAACTGCAGCGGCTACTCGGCCGACGAGAAGAAGATCATCGTGACGCAGTACGTCTGGCCTCAGGTCCTCGAGCGGATCAAGGTCGATGTCAAGATCTCCGATGCGGCCGTCAAGTTCCTCATTGATGAATACTCCAAGGAGGAAGAAGGTGTGCGGACGCTGATTCGTGCGGTTGATACACTCGTGACCCGCATCAATCTCCTGCGTATCGCCGACGAGGCAACCGCGAAGTCCTACAAGTTCTACACGAAGATCAATCTGCCCTGTACGATTGATACGGAGCTGGCTCGGCATATCCTGCAGGACATTGCTCCCAAGAATGACGAGAACTGGCGTCATCTCTACAGCTGAATCCACGAAATGTCTTCAATGGGAATATGCGTGATCATCGGGTTGTCGTCCCAACTGGAAAAAATACACTCAATCTTTTCACCTTGGAACTGCGTACCGATGCAGTACTCGATGCCCTCCTCGCGGAACACGAACGGAAGACTAACGCGCAGGGGCTTGTAGCTCTTGTTCATGACAACAAAGCAGTGGAAGTACTTGCGAGGCTGCGAATACTCAACGTAATGAACCAGGCACCAAAGTTCGTCTCCTCGCGCCATCGGAACCGCCGATCCGCGAAGATGATGGAAGAACCACGGAGTCTCGTGGCGGGTCTGAATCTTCAGCTCATTGCCCTCGATCTTT